GGCCAGTGCAATAAAGAGATAGGGCTTTGGAACGAAGTAATCTTTTCAAAGTGCGAGGTCGAGCATTCAAATAAATTGCAGTGCAGGTATAAAAGAAACGCACAATATTACTAGGGTTAACAACAACACGTAAACTAATGGGATCAAAAACATTACCGCAAAAGCTAGTATGAGATAAGTCCTGGCCGTATTGAATCTTGATATTAAACCCCAAATCCCGAAAATGCGCAGCCTGAAGACATTGACTCTGCACACCGATTAAGCCATCATCACCTTCAACAAACGCAGCATATCGAACGTTAGGAAAATGTTTAGCCATCAAAAATTTTAAATTCATTAAATTTGAAAAACCATTGCCGAGCGACGTCCACATTTCACCGGACATACGCGAACCGACAACATGGGCTAGAAAGTGTTTATTAACAAGTTTATTAACACGAGGTGTGTTCTTGGGAAATTCATAAGATTTTTCAATAATATTTAGAACGTCGGGATTGTTGGCAAGCATATATCGAAATAAACACGTTCAACAGCAGCAGTATAATCAGGCACAAAGCCGGCTTCAAAAGAAGAATAATCAGTTTCAACAATGTAAGGGTAATCTCGCAAAGGAGACAAACGTTTGGGCTGCTGTTCAACGGGAATTCTTTTAACAAAATTAGGCAAATCATAAACGAGATCTTCAATCATTTTAATATAGGGTCCGACGCAGGATTTGAAAGCATCTGAACGAGAGTTAATTAGACGCAGATTTTTAATCTCAGGGTACCACTCCCTTTTAACGAAAGACTCAAGATGATAATGTGATTTAGAAAGGCGAGGCAAACCGTCATTGAGGACGGACTGGAAACACTTATATAAATGATCTTTTCTTTTCTGGGGATAGTGGTGACATTCCTGGAGCCATTGATGGACAATTTCTAAAGAGAAAGGAATAAAAGGAATGGGCGTGAAATGATCGGCACAGAAACGAGTGACAAAAGCTTTAAGTTCAATAAGAATTGCTTGTTGCGCTACTGGTAGCCTTGGGTTGATTCTTTTTCGATAACCGCATTCAAGATTAAATGGATTAGCGGGATCTATAGAAATCGGAACATCCTCGGTTGAACCGAAGAGCCGTCGACCGTAGGGCTTGACCCGATATGTACATGTGTCAACAGAAGTGAACGGTTGAACATCGGGTACTGGTCGAATGGGAAGTTCCTGAAAGGCATCCTTCCCATAGTAGATTGTATCTTTAACATTTAAAGGGAGGACGAATCCTGCCCGACAAACCCAACAGTAGCCTCTGGAAAATGGAAAACGGAATAAAGGTAGTAAGTTATAAGAGTCTCAAATAAGTCAACTACATAATCGTGAGCGACATCATAAGAAATATTAGCAAATATGGACTGATAAAAGCGAATGCCGAGGTCGCGAAAAGAAGTGTGCAGGGCAAGGCGACACTCATGACGAAAGGCGCATGGTGATGAAGAAAATTCATTTAAAATGTCCATAAATGGCAGCGCCTTATTATTGTTATTAAGCCAAAGGTAATAAATGTAACGGGCGGTAGGCTCCAGTGTCGAAGAAGTAAAACTGTAACAATCGCGCGACGCAAGGTGGTCAACAATTTTTGAAATGATTTCACGACCGAAATAATAAGACCTCTCAGAGGGTCCAACACGCATATGTGGAACATAAATGTGGCTAGAGCGCCACCCACTTGAAATAAAGGCTTGGCAAGATATATAAGCTGCGGTAACAGTTGGTAAATGAAGGGACACGCGAATTTGGCGAGTGAGTAAAGGGGCTTGAAAAAAGCGGCGAATGATGCTGAGAAAACCTGCACAGAAATTGTTAATAAAAGGTAACGCCGCCCAAAGATGGTAAGATAACCAATTCTTGCGAACAACACCAAAGCGAAAATTATTTGCGATAAGCTCCATGTAACGGTCCTTAGGACTGAGATACAGTGTAGTAACGAAGTCAAAGAAGGAACGAGTAGATCTGTCAGTAAGGTCGGGCCTTGAGATAACGTTGTCATCATGAATTGCAGCAGTGAGTTGACGTTGGAGACCATCAACAAAAACCATATCAGCATTAGCGTCACCTGTCGGAAGGAAACGAGCGATCTGAGCCTCAAGCGAATCAATGAGGTAACCACGAGCAGGACTAGGAAGCTTGAGGTCATCCGATACCAAAACCAAAGGGTCTGAAGGCAACCGGGTTTTAACAATGAAGACCCGGCGGAATAAATAACAAAGAAAGGCAATGGCAGAAGCCAGGAACACAACAGAGGTAATAA